TCTGCTGTTAGGAGGAAAGCCAAAGGTGTTTGCATGTCACTGCAGAACGTGTCCATAAATTCTTCCCGCCAGTGTGCGCGGGGACCATAGAACTCATGCGGAAAATTATCCATCCTCTCCAGCAGAGCGCGTACCTCATTTGATACGCTGTTTTCGTCCATTTTCTATGCGGCCTCTTTGTCAAGTAACCAAGCGCGGAGCATGCGAGTCTGAACAACCATCTCATTAGTCATTTCCAAAGCGCCGTCGTACTTCTTATGCAGGCAGGCTTCGTGAAGTTCTTTGGATAGCTTGTCCATCTTGAGAAGAATGGGTGCGTAATCAAAGAGACCGTCGTGATTGGTTGCGTTCATGTGATGCCTTTCATGTAAATGTCATTTAGAAAATCCTCGAACCGCTCGTAGTGCGGGCCTTGGACAATCAGCTTTTCCCGCGCGTCGTCAGGGTTTGTTTGTAGTTCTATGAGTCCGGCGTCAACCAGAGTCTTAGTAACCCTATTCTGAAGTGTCGCGGGTGAGGCTATTTTACCGCCCAAAGTGATGTCGGTTACGCGGATTTTTCTATCATCTTTCCAACAGTTTGCAAGAACCATAAGGATTTTCAGGTCGATTACGTCCAAATCAAACTCGTCGTTCAACAAATCCAACTGGCTAGTAAGATTTTTTAAGTAATCCATCTAATTCCCCTTCGGTTAATACAACCATTCCTTCATTCGATATTACGTAATAGTTTATTGGCTTTTTTGATACACCCTTGATGGGTTCTGACCGCAACAGCACAATATCCCCATCGTTTTTCAGCTTGGCTATATAACGTTTAGCCGAAATCAAACTGACCCCAATACCCTGCGCAATCTGCAAGGTGCTAGACCCAAGCGGTCGTTTAATTAAAAATTCCAGTATGTCCAAGCGCCGCGTTTTGTATTTGTGGCGGGCCTTAATTAAATGCTTTTCTTTCTGCGTCAATTCTGGCGAGGAGTGCATTTAAGTCTTCAATGTTTGATTCGTTAATAACTGCGGAGTACCCGCCAGCATCGGAAATCTGATTTAGATTCTTCATCTGCAACGCTGTTGGCTTATTGTCTCCAGCCTTACACTCAATACCAATAAACACGCCGCGATAGCACGCCACAATATCCGGGATACCGGAAGACCCATACCCACCCATCACAGGGTAGAACCAGTATGCGTTGCTGTTACTAAGCATTTTAGTAACTTGGTCTTTTACTTTCTTTTCGGGCGTCTTTGCCATATCAAAATAATGCTTCTTCAGAAGTTTCAAATATAGATGGTATTTTATCTTGCGGGATTTTTAACAGCGTTAATTCATTTCTACCCGCTACCCATCGTTTGGCTTCTGCTCTGCTGGCAAACTTTCTGACTGGCCCGTCTTCATCGTGCACAACATACTTAAACTTCGGAAGTTCCGACATAAGTGCAAATAGACCTCACGTTAGACATACTCATAGCCACTTCTTCGGCACGCCCTTTGTACCTACGGGACTCATACTCTAGCCCAACTTCTGCTTCGCCCCGCAAATGTTTTACCACTGCAATCGCGCCGGACGGCATACGGTATCGCTGCCCTACTTGTACTTCGGGCGTGTTCTTTTTAATTACGTGTTTCATGACTTCTTCACTTGTGCCGGAAAACAATAATAGTCGCCGGGGTTAATAATTTCCTGCATCTTGCGCTCGTCTTGGCACTCTTCCAAAGTTTCAAATACATCTATGTACATCCAGTGCCCACTGCTAAACAACAATAGATTAAACCAGATGTACATGATAGCTCCTACTTTTTGGTCAGAACTTCCAGTGCTTGGACAGTGGCCTCTAGCTTTGCGATGTATCGGTCTTTTTCTTGCAGTTCACTTTCGTACTTCTCAAAGATACGGCTGCGCTGCTCGTGTTCGCGGTTCATCAACCGAATAAGTTCTTGGCTGATATCAAATTGGCGCTGCATAAAATCAGACATTACGCGTCCTCCGGTTGTCCCATCTCAAGAATTTGTGCTTTAGCAAGTTCAAGTGCCCAAAGAATCTCTGGCCCACGAGTAATCGTGGAATGCAAAGACATCTCGCCTACCTCATCAAAACAAATAATGACAACGTCATCTGCTGTCTGTGCTTCGGCGAGGGCGTATTCAACTCTGCTCATGGTCGTGTTCCGATAGATGTTTAGCCAGTTTATTAATGTACCACTTGGCTTTGCTCAAGTCTTCAATCCCATTCTTAAACTTCCATCGCCACAGATACTTAATAGCATTGGCCGTGCAAACAGCTTCAATACCTTGCAAACCTATCGTAGCAGACTCAATCGCATCGATGCACTCCACCTTACCTGCTGTGTAGTGTGCCGGATGATTTACTTTTTCACTCATGCGGGTCACGTTCCATCATCTTCTCGACCTTCCACCGTACTTCTTCTAGCATCCAGTCGCATGCAGCTTCCCAAATTGCACTGGGTGTGGTCCGGCCTTCGGGCGTTGCATGTAACAACCACCAATCATCAAATGCCTTCCGGCGTTTCTCGTTCATGGCTATTCTCCATTTGATTGACTACATCAATCAGCAAGGCATTGAACCCACGTTCAATCAAATACTGCCGACCTTCCTCGTCAACATCAAGACTAACAATTAGTCCGCGGTCAGTCTCAATACAGTTGAGCACATCAAATTTCATTTTCTTCCCCATACTTATCTTCAATAAAGTTTCTAAATTCTAGTAGTTGGTTTTCGTTGGTGTAGTATTCAAGCACAATCCACAATGCCTCTTTAAAGTCTTCCATGTACGCATCATCGTCCTCGCACCAACTGCCATCGGAGTAGCAAGTTTCTATGCGGTTTTCTAATTCTTTAATAATGATGGCGTCCAGTTGTTCGCTTTCCATCTCAAAAGATACTCGCATCTTCATTCTCCATTAAATCCAATAAATCCAAAAACTCCCCGAAAGTTCTACCATGCGGACCTTTTGCATCTTCGATTGACCACAGGGCTAGTTCAACATAGGAAATTTCTGGGTGGTTTTTGTCTTGCTTATACAAATAAGCGTGCTCATTGCAGAGAAGGTTGTAGATTATGTGGATGTCGTCGTAGGTTAGAGTTGTTTTATACGTACTCCTCTTTACCCCCCTCTTCATCTTCATTCTCCTTGTTTGTTCCTTGCTCGGATGAGGACAAAACATCTACGGGCGCCGGCTTCGGCGCTTCTACATCTCATTTTCTCACCTTTAGTTAGGCCATCCATCAATACTTTTCTTTCAGAAAGTTCTTTGCACAGCTTCATACAAGCCTCACGTTCCGCAGCAGCGACCAGTTCAGCAAAGCGTTCAAGTGCTTCCATGTAAATGCCATCACGGTTTGCAGTAGTTACTAACTGGCACTCACCAGCCATGCGGATGATGTCATCGCGGTTCACTTAAATACCCTCGTTCCATACTGGTACTTCGCCATATGCGACACGCTTGCGCCGCTCCCATTCATCTTTACGATACCGCACCCACTTAACTACTTCACGCTTTATTGAAGACATACATACACCATCGTCGGTGTACAGCGTGCCTGTTGTCATGTCTGCCCAATACTTCATTGGCCCCTTCTCTGCGGCCACCCAGACCTTGACCATCAGCCTACGCGTGGTGCCACAAATATCTTTTACATGTGCAATCTTTTTGGGTAGCTTGTCCTTGCACTTGTGGTTCATCAAGAACGTCATGCTGTGGTCAGACAAACATACTGTGTCATCAGCAAGTTCGAGCGGCTCTTCACCGTCCATCCCTCGCAGATACGGGTTCTTAGCAGTCATTACAGCTCCTTAACGAAGGCGCCACCTTGCGCCATCTTGCCCTTGCGGTTTTTGATTTCTTCATACGCCGACTGCAAGCATCCAGTCATTGTGTACTCCCGCATCTGGCAATAAATAATCAAGCACACAAGCACGTCACCAACACCATCAATCTGACCGTAGCGGTCATCCTTAATCTCCGCATCACACAGCTCGCCCAATTCACTAACTGCTTTTAGTAACTGCGCCTTGGGCGTGGAATGTTGTGGAATGTTTCGCTCAAACGCCCACTCCCGGACCCGCTCTTCCAATTCTTCAAACATGGTAGTCCCCATAGAATTTACAACTAAACTCTATCCGCATTTGTGCCGCCGGTCAATAGTTTGTGAGTAGATTCTTCAACAAAAACCCAGAAATAATTGCCGCATCGGGTGCCAACCTCGTCCAGAATCGCGCCACTGCTGTTCGTCTTCGGCTCGTCGAGCAGCCTGAGCATGCCCAGCTTCATGCGAACTTCTTCCGGTAACTCATCGTCCGACTTGGCCCCAGTCCATACGTTTGATTCGTACATCCCCTGCGCGTTTATAAAAACAAACAAGTGCGTAAGGTTTAGTGCTTCGCGGCGTTTAACTTCCTCGCGGTTATCAAGAATTACTTTTACTGCCTCGTTAAACGCGTCTGTCTTAAATTCACCGCCCTGCTCCATTGTCTTAATAATTTCTTCATAAACAATATCTCTTGAGATTCGGTATCTAATGTGATGGTCAATTGCTTGCGCCGGTTTGTTATTCCATTCGGATAGATGCGTCCTAATATCTCTGCGTGAGCTTTGTGCTACTAATTCCCAAGACGCCGGACGAATATAAGTCAGCGCCACCTTCAGAGCTTTCTTAAAATCTTTTGACCGCTTGCTGTGAAAGTCACTGTTATATCTCGCAAACTTCTCATTTTTAATCAAGTCTGAAACGACAATATAGTTCTCGCTGTCGTAATCAATTGTGCCCACTAGAAACGGCGGGCTAACGCGCGAATCATAAAAACAAATAGCGCCGAATTTATTATCCATTATGTTTACGCTTCGCGGCTC